CTAGCTCTCGAACCAGTTCTGCATCGCTGACCGGCCCCGGCCGTCCGCCTCGGGCATCATGTGCGCGTAGATCCGGAGGGTGATCGACGGATCCGCATGGCCGAGCCACTTCGAGACTGCCACGATCGGCTCCCGCGCGTCCAGCTGCACACTGGCGAACGTGTGCCGCAGCGCATGGAAGCCGTTCTCCCGACTCTCCTCGTAGGTGACGACCGTGCGCAGCACGCCGGGGCGATGCCGGAAGGGCTGCTTCCTCTCCCGCGGCGGAGGGATTACTCCGGCTGCGGAGAGGGCCGGCTTCCAGATGCGGGTGTCGAAGCCCTCTCGCCGGATCGCTCCGCCCCGCGCAGCCGTCAGGATGAGGGAGTGCGTCTGCGGCGCCCGCTCCTCCGCCTCCCGGTCCGTCGTCGGTGGGCGGGGATCCTTCCAGGGCAGCGTCACTTCCTGCGCGGGCCGCTTCGCCAGTGCCTCCTCGATGCGCTTCAGCAGGTATGGCGGGACGGGCACGACACGCGTCTTCTCGCCCTTCGGCAGCGCGAAGGCGAGCTTGGCGCCGACCTTCTTCACCTGGCGCCGCACCAGGATCCGCTCGCCTGCGAAGTCGATGTCGTCGACCGACAGGCCGAAGACCTCGCCAGACCGGAGCCCAGCACCCACACCGAGGTCGACGCACAGCCGGAACCGCTCGTCCATCGCGGCCTGCACGGCGAGCACCTGCTCCTTGGGCCACGCCCGAGCCTTGGCCGGCGGCCGGGACGGCACCCGCAGCGTGGTCTGATTCCGGCACGGGTTGCGGGTGAGTCGCTCGTCGTCGATCGCCGCCTGGAAGATGGCTGACAGGTACCGCCAGCACTCATTCGCCGTCCCGGGGCCGACGGTGGCCTTCAAGGTCTTCAGCCACTCGCCGAGCTGCTTCGTCTTGACGGCGTTCATCTGGTGATGGCCGAGGTGCGGCACGATGTGCGTCCACACGCGGCCCTTGACCGTCGCCTCGGTGGACGGATTGTCGTAGTCGCGGCGGGGCCACCACTCCTGCTCGATGTAGTCCCCCAGGAGGATCTGTCCCCGGCGGGGATCGACGAACTCGCCGGAGGTCGACTCGTGCTGCGCCTTCGCCAGCCACGCCTTGGCCCCTTGAGGGCCTTCCAGTTTCTCGAACGAGCGGTCCTTCACGCCTGGGATGCCGGCGACTCGGTACCGCTTGCCCTTGCCCCATCGGTCCGTCTTGCGCTTCTTGCCAGTGATGGGGTCCGGCTTCTTCGTCATCCACCGGTCTTCGATGTATCCGGGCATCTGTGAGTCCCTTGCAGGCGAGCGTCAGGCCGCCATGGAGTCGGGGGAGTCCATGGTGACGATCTCACCCTGCCACAGCTGGAACCACTGCTTCCCAGCAAGGAACTGTTCGGTCGACTTGGTGAGGACGCGTGCGAAATGCTTGGCCGAGCTGTCGGGGCAGACGTGCACGCGCACGGTGCCCTGGCTCTCGCGCACTTGGACGCACTGGCGCCAGTCGACCTCCGGGTCGATGACGTACTGAACGCTGAGCGGGCTCTCGGGCGAGGTTGCGCTAATGACTCGCCCGCGCCAGATCTGGAACCAGCCGCAATGAGCCAGGAAGTGTTCGAGCGCGGCGTTCAGGGCGTGCGTGATGGGCTCGATGTCGGCGCCGTCACGGAGAAGGACGTCGATCCGCCCGCGGTCTTCGACTATCTCCACGAGCTGGCCTGGGGCGAGATCTTCGACGGTCCGATACACAACGTGCAGCATGCGCCCTCCCCTTGGTACATGTGCGCTCTGAGTGCTGTGCGTAGAAAGCGCACGGTTATGGAAGGCTACGTCCCGCTCATAAGTGGCGACAATCCGTTCGTGCGAATGTCTACTTAGCGACTTTCCCGACCGCCACCCATCGTGTAGGAGGGTGTCGACTACTCGCTCTCGCGGCGGGCCCGCTCGTCCGCTTCGATCATCGCGCGCCAGCGACGGAGCTCGGACTCGGGCATCCCGGCCAGGTGGCCAACGATGATGCGGACCTCGTCGTTGTAGCCGGCCAACTCCGTGGCCTCATACTCCAGCCATTGCTCCGCCGCGGCGGCCTTGACGCGGCGCTCACTCACGCGGAGCGCGATCGAAAGCGCCTTGAGCTGCTGGGGCGACGGGGGGTTGGCGGGTGGGTTGGTGACGAGGCGCTGCAGGTACGGCTTGGACAGCTTGGTGCCGGAGTCCGGGTCGATGGCCCGCGCGGACATTTTGGAGTACGAGAGGCCCTGAGCGTTGACGTCCTGGATGAGGCGGGAGAGTGCGCCTCGGGACGTCGTTGGCTCGTCCGTCCCGGCGTTCGGGGCGGTGGCCGCTGCCGTCATGTCCTCTTCCTCTCGGGTCACGTCAGGTACCCACTGTCTCTATGGGGGGTGGTGGGCGTCGAGAAAATACCAGCTCAGTCCATACAACCATCCGGGAACCGAGACAGTTCGTCTACGGATTGATGCTATCGAGCCAAGAACTTTGCTGATAGTCGACACTCGGTCGTCTCCGAGTTGTAGACGACTCGTCTCGGCTGTGGTTAGCTATGTCAGGCAAACAGCCCGCACCACTCGGGGGAATCGTGAGCCGACGCTGGACCCTGCGCAGCATCCCGTTCTTCAAGCACTGCATGGCCCACCCGGGCCGGTGTGAGCCCTTCTCGATACGAGCCCTGGCGGACGCCTCCGGCGTCAAGCAGGGGGTCATAGAGAAGCTGCTCACAGGGAGGCAGCGAACGGCCGACGTCGATGACGCGATCGCCCTCGCGGAGGCCCTCGGAGTGGCCATCAACCCTCTTTTCGCGCCTCCTCCGTCTCCAGATCCGAGTCGACCGTCTCGGAACACCAGTCGAAACGAGTAAGGACACCTGATGCAGAACAAGCCGAAGCCGCCCCGGGGCTGGCTCTGGTCCGAAGACGCCGCCGACTACCTGGGCGTCTCCGTCACCACCCTCTACCGGTGGCGCCGCGACCAGTACGGGCCGCACAGCGTCCGCCACGGGCGGCGCCGCTACCGCTACGAGATCGCCGAGATGGACGCCTGGATGGCCGGCGACCACGCCGAGTCCGAGCCCGCCCGCGTCGCCGCCTGACCGCGACAGCGATGAGGCCGCCCCCGAACGGCCAAGCACGGGGAACGGCCTCGCGATCCCCCATCCAGAACGCTGAAACGAAAGGGACCGCTGTGTCCATGATTCCACAGGACTCTCAGAGCTATCCCGCCCGCCACGTCCCCGGCCCGTGGCTGCCGGTCTTCCGTCTGGTCGGCTGGCTGGACCGTCAGAACGGCCGCAGCGAGCAGGAGATCAGCTTGCGCCTGCTGAAGCTGGGCGAGGAGGCCGGCGAGGTCGCCCAGGCGTGGATCGGCACGGTCGGTCAGAACCCGCGGAAGGGCGTGACCCACACCCGCGAGGACGTGGCCGACGAGCTGTGCGACGTGATCATCACGGCGATGGTGGCGCTCGTCTCCATCGCCGAGGGCAACCCGGACGACATCCTCGCCGCGAAGCTCGCCAAGGTCGAGAAGCGCGCCGCCGCTGCCGAGGGCGGTGCCCGATGAGCACGCAGACCCCGGCGCCGGGCAGCGCCCACCACCGCCTGCTCGCGCTGCTCGACCGCTACGCCGACCCGCAGGGCAAGCTCGACGCCTACCTCGCCGAGAAGCTGCGCACCATCGTGGACACGATCGAAGCAGTCAACCCGGACCGGAACGCGGACTTCTCGGAGGGCGTCGACTGGACGCTCGACCGCCTCCGCTCGCTGATCGACGACCTGGCCGGCGGTGCCCGATGAGCGACTACCCCGAGATCGCTGCCCGGTTCGCCCGGGACACGGCGGGCCACCAGATGACCGTCCTGCACGACGACGGCCTCTACCGGCACCTCGTCTTCCGCGAGCCGATGCACAGCTTCTACTGGTTCGAGCTGATCACCACGCCGAACCAGCTCGTCTTCTCCGGGGACGGCAACAGCTACGTCTTCCGCCGCGCGACGGACATGTTCCAGTTCTTCCGCTCCGGCATCTGGCGCGACGGATCGCACCACATCAACCCCGGCTACTGGTCGGAGAAGCTGACCAGCGGACGCGAGGCCGCCACCTCCTACAGCGAGAAGCTGTTCGAGGCCGAGGTGACCGAGACGCTCACAGACGTCGAGGGCGACTACCCCGGCATCGCAGCGGCCTGGGCCGAGCATGTCGAGTCCGAGTTCAACACCGAGTACGAGGAAGAAGCCGTCCGAGCACTCTCCGAGTTCCGCTTCGGCGAGGCGTACCTGGCCAAGTGCCGCGACTGCGACTGGGAGTTCGAGGGCGATTCCTACACGGTCGCCGCCGTCAAGGCCCGCGGCCACCGCCGGGAGGCCGGCGACAAGCACACGGCCCCGGTCCGCGACCTGACCTTCACCTTCTCCGACATGGGAGAGATGCGGCTCCAGGACTTCGACTGGTGGTTCCTGTGGGCCTGCCACGCGATCGTGTGGGGCATCGCTCGCTATGACCGGGTCCGTAAGTACGGGCTGCAGGCGTTGGCCACCCCGAAGGCGGTGGAGGCGTCGTGACCATCCCCGACTTCCTGGCCGCCCTGTCCGGCGGGGACCTGTCCACGGACGCGGTCCGCGAGGAGCGCTGCCTGAAGCCGCCCATCGGCTGCGGCCAGCCTCTGATCGCCGAGGACGGCACCACCCGCGTCTTCTGGGACGAGGCTGAGGCCGCCCGCTACCAGGCCGAATGGCGCATCACCGGGCTCTGCCCCCGCTGCCAGGACGCCCTGGTCGCCACCGAGGAGGCGTCGTGAGCGCCCGCACCCTGAGCCGCGAGGAGCGTGCGGGCCGCCTCGCCGACCTCCGTGCCCGCGAGGCGGCCCGCAAGGTCATCGTGCGCGGCGTGCCCCTGATGGACCTGCCGCTGCAACGCCGGATCGCGTTCGCCATCTACGACCCGGGAGCGATCACCCCGCGCGGCGACAACTACCAGGAGCCGCTCTACCAGTGGCAGGCCCGCGCCGTCACCTACGTACTGCCCGAGGAGGCGTCGTGAGCGTCCTCGAAGCCTTGCCCGCGCGCCCCCGCAAAGCCTCCGCGGGCCGCCGCCGCAGGCACCGCCACCAGCTGCCCTGGCGACTCCACCAGATCGCCCCCGGCGCCGTCACCATCCTCGTCAGCCCGATATGGACCGACGCCACCGGACCCACCGAGCGCATCTACCTCGCCCGCGCCCTCGACCGCGACGGCCGGCTGGTGAAGCTCCCCGCGGGCGGGTCCCGGCGGATCGCCGCCCTCCTCCAGGGCACCTACCCGACCGCCGACTGGAACCGGCCCCACACCTGGCACGCCGAGACCAACACGCTCACCGAGCGCTGACCCGCCGCCGCGCCGGATGACACCGGCCGGCGACGGCGGCGCCCAACACCACAACTCCACAGCCGGCGGCGCGTCGAGCCCCCCTTACTCCGCGCCGCCACCCAGGCCGCCGCCCCGCGGCCTCCCCCAACCCGGGGCGGCGGCCCACCCTCCCGCACACCCTCAGGAGCCTCACGTGAGCCTCACCGACACCAACAGCCACCCCTATCCGGTACCGGACGGCGTCCTCATCGGCCACCTCACCCCGGGCACCGCCGCCTGGGACGAGGCCCGCGCCGGCCTCACCATCACGGCCACCGAGATCGCCGCCGTCGTCGGCCTCTCCCCGTGGATGAGCCGCTTCACCCTGTGGCACAAGAAGGCCGGACTGCCCACCCCGCCGTTCGAGATGAACCCTGCCGTCGAGTGGGGCAACCGGCTCGAAGACGCGGTCGCGCAGAAGTGGGAGGACGAGCACCCTGGGCTCCTCGCCGCCCCTGCGGGCACGTGGCGGCACCGCGAGCGGGAGTGGCAGCGCGCCACTCCGGACCGGCTCATCTACCCGCAGCCCGATGGCGAGTTCGAGATCCCCGACACGGCGACCGGCCTGCTGGAGGTGAAGACCAGCCCCTACGGCGACGACTGGGGGCCGTCCGGCGCCGAGGACGGCGTGGCGGTCTGGTACCGCTGCCAGGCCATCTGGCAGATGGACACCACGGGCCTGCGCCGCACCGACTTCGCCGTCCTGATCGGCGGCCACGACTACCGCGAGTACGTCGTCGAGTACGACGAGGCAGAGGCCCGCATCCTCCGCGACGCCGCCGAGCGCTTCCTCGACGACGTGCGCCGCGGGAACCGGCCGCCGATCGACGGCGCCACCGACACCTACCGCACGATCCGCGCCCAGGCCGACGGCCTCGAAGACCGCGACGTGGAGATCCCCTTCGGTCTCGTCATCCGCTGGGACAACGCCTACGAGGCCCTCGCCAAGGCGTCCGCTGACCTCACCCAGGTCCGCGGCGAAGTCCTCGACGCGATGGGCAACGCCAAGCGCGCCGTCTGCGAAGGCCGCCGCATCGCCTACCGCACCGTCCGCGACGGCGAGACCTACTCCCTCAGCCCCTACACCAGCAGCAAGGACGCAGCATGAGCCAAATCGGCAACGCCATCGAGAAGCGCGACCAGGGCCCGGCCGCCCAGATCGAGCAGTACCGCGACGAGTACGCCGCCCTCGTCCCCTCCCACGTCAACGCCGACCAGTGGATCCGCCTCGCCGTCGGCGCCATCCGCGGCAACAAGGACCTCGAGCAGGCCGCCCGCAACGACGTCGGCGTCTTTCTGCGGGAGCTGAAGACCGCGGCCCGCCTCGGACTGGAGCCCGGAACCGAGCAGTTCTACCTCACCCCGCGCAAGAGCAAGGCCCACGGCTACAAGCTGATCATCAAGGGGATCGTCGGCTACCAGGGCATCGTCGAGCTCATCTACCGGGCCGGCGCCGTCTCCACCGTCATCGTCGAAGCCGTCCGCGAGCGCGACACCTTCCGCTACGTGCCCGGCCGCGACGACCGGCCCGTCCACGAGATCGACTGGTTCGGCGCCGACCGCGGCCCCCTCGTCGGCGTGTACGCCTACGCCGTCATGAAGGACGGCGCCGTCTCCAAGGTCGTCGTCCTCAACCGGACCCGCGTCATGGAGATCCGCGCCAAGTCCGACAGCAAGGACTCCGACTACAGCCCGTGGAACACCAACGAGGAATCCATGTGGCTCAAGTCCGCGGTCCGGCAGCTCGCCAAGTGGGTGCCGACCTCTGCCGAGTACATGCGCGAGCAGCTGCGCGCCCAGGCCGAAGTCGCCGGAGAGCTGGCCACCCCGTCCGTCGCGGGCGCCCCGGCCATGCCGCAGCCCTCCGTCCTGGACGACGCCGACCCCGACTACGACGAGGGCCCCATCGAGGGCGAGCTCGTCGACTAGCCCGCACCCGCCGGAGGCCGCCCCGCGGGTATCGGGGCGGCCCCTCACCCGACAAGGACACCACGCCATGGCAGACCAGCCCGTCGAAGCACGCTGCGACCACTGCGAGCAGCTGCGGCCCCTGTTCCTCTACGAGCCCGACCACAACGTCCACCTCATCCCCGTGCCCTGCGAGTGGTGTGAGCGCGACAAGCAGCCCCTCCTCTGCGTCCGCTGCTACAGCGCTGAGCGCGAACGCGAGGAGAACGCACCGATGAGCGCCGACGAGGAAGCCGCCACCGCCTTTTTCATCCGCGTATCCCGGAACAACGCCCGGATCATCGCCCAGCAGGAAGCTGACAAGGCGGCTTGCGAGGCCATCGCCCGGGCGACCGAGCAGGCCGAGGGGAGTACGTCGTGACACAGCTCCAGCTCCCGATCGCCGCTCAGGGCACCGTGTCCCCAGCCGCCGGCGAGGCCGCCAAGGTCGACGGCATCGCCCGCGCCGCCGCGAACACCCCGCCGGACTGGGCCACCGCCTGCCGCGCCGCGATAGAGCTCATGGCCCGCCGCGGCACCCCGTTCCAGGCCGCCGACCTCATCGCCGAGGGCCTCGTCGACGAGCCGGACTCCCCGGCCCGCTGGGGCGCCGCGTTCATGGCCGCCGCGAAGGCCGGAGTCATCGAGCACGCCGGCGTCGTCCCCTCCCGCCGCGCCACCGTCCACCGCTCCCTGTGCCGCCAGTGGATCGGCACCGCCGCATACCGCCTGCACACCCGGAAGGAGAAGCCGTGACCACCCACACCCCGTCCCGAGCCTGCTATCAGCGCGGCTGTGACCGGCAGGAGTGCGCAGACATCAACTACCGGTACATGAGCCGCCTCCGACTCGAGCACGCCCGCGGCCAGCGTCGGCGCTGCGACGCAACCCAGACCCGACACCACATCGAACGACTCCGCGCCGCCGGCTGGACCCAGGCGCAGATCGCCCGAGCTGCCAACCTCGCTTACCGCACCGTAGGGGGTGTCACGGCCGGCGCCAACGCCATCTCCAAGCGGACTGCCCTCGCCATCCTGTCCATCCCCATCGGCCCCGCCCCCAGCGACACCCGGGATGTCGACGCCACCGGCACCATCCGCCGCCTCCGCGCCCTCGCCGCGATCGGCTGGCCCATCGCCTATGTCGCCGACCGGCTCGGCATGTACCCCACAGCCGTCAGCAACATCGCCCGCGGTCGACTCGACCACGTCCGCGCCACCACAGCGGAACTCGTAGCCCGCGAGTACCGCGTCCTGTGCCGCACGCCCGGCCCCAGCCAGCGCGTCCGCAACGAAGCCCGCGCCAAGGGCTGGCACAGCCCTGCGGCGTGGGACGGAAACATCGACGACCCCGCGGCCCAGCCCGAGATCGATCAGCCGAACAGCCTCGAGCTGAAGCGCGGCGCCCTCGCAGCCGTCCGTCGTGCCGAGATCGAGCACCTGGCCGCGTTCAACCTCGCCAACCATGAGATCGCCGACCGGCTCGGCATCTCCCTCTCCACCGTCAACGCCATCGTCCGCGAACTCCACAACGGCCAGAAGCGGCTGCGGAAGCAGGTCGCCGCGTGAGCGCCGCCGACTACGCCTGGATGGCGTCCGCCCTGTGCGCCCAGGCCGACCCCGAGCTGTGGACCGAGCCCGGCGCCGGTGCCGTGCCGAAGCGGATCTGCCAGCGCTGCCCCGTCCGGCCCCAGTGCGCGCAGCACGCCGCCGCCCTCGAGGACACCGTCGGCGCCCTCGCCGGCATCTGGGGCGGCACCAGCCGCAAGCAGCGCCGCGCACGGCAGACGGAGGGGGCGGCATGATCGTCCACGGATTCGCCGGCATCGGCTGGACGGAAGCGCTCGCCGCGCTCGGCATGCGGGACATCGGCCTCGAGCTCGACTGGGCCGCCTGCAGGACCCGCATCGCCGCCGGGCACGCCACCATCCAGTGCGACGTCACCCAGTACCCGACGGCGCCCTTCAAGGGCCACACCACCAGGAAGATCGACTCCCCGCCGTGCCCCGGCTTCGGCAAGTCCGGCAAGAAGCTCGGCCTGCTCGACCTGCCCCTCGTCCACCAGGCCATCGACGACCTCGCCCGAGGCCGTGACACCCGGGCCGCCATCGGCGCCGCCTGCCTCGACCCGCGGTCCATCCTGACCGCCGAGCCGATGCGCTGGCACCACGACCTGCGGCCCGAATGGATCGCGATGGAGCAGGTGCCCAGCGTGCTGCCCGTCTGGCAGCAGTACGCGCAGATCCTCACCAGCTGGGGATACAGCGCTGCAGCCGGGGTCCTCGACGCCGCCGACTATGGGCTCGGGCAGCGCAGGCCGCGCGCCGTCCTCATCGCCTCCCGGGCCCGCGAGGTCACCCTTCCGGCGCCGACGCACGGCGGACCCGGGCAGCCGCCCCTGGTCTCCATGGCGGACGTCGTCGGCTGGGGCTACACCCGGCGGCCCGCGCCGTCCGTCACCGGCGGCGGCACCTACACCGGTGGCGCCGAACCCTTCGGGAACGGCACCCGGCAGGCCATGAAGCGGGCCATGAGCACCGCGGCCTGGCGCGACCGCGAAGGCGCTCAGCACCTGCGGCCGACGGTCCGCGAGTGCGCCGCACTGCAGGGCTTCCGGCCCGGCCTCCACTTCCACGGCACCCAGGGCCAGCAGTACCTCCAGGTCGGCAACGCCGTACCGCTCCCGCTCGCCGACGCCGGCAGCCGCGCGGATGACGGCGTCGGCGAGCGGGAGCTGGCAGCCGCCGCGTGACCGCGCCCCGCCGGCCGCGCGCCGGACCGGGCGATCTCCGCCGCACTCGGTTGACCGCTCTGACCAGACACCCCGCGTCCGACCAGGACGACGAGACACCGGGCTAGCGCACGCCGCACCCGACGCAAACCTGGCGCCCGTGGTGATCAATGCCGAGGCCCGCCAACCATCAGTCCGCACGACAAAGGCCCCGCGACTGCGGGGCCTGGAGGAAGGGAGGGGAGATGTCAGTCGCCGGAGTGGTTCGCCAGGGCGCGGGTCATGTCGGTGTAGATGTCCGGCCAGTGCTGGCGGATGTACTCGACGAGATCCCGGTCGAGCTTCGCCTGCTCGTAGAAGGGGTGGCTGACGATGACCGCCGCTTCCTTGCCGCGGTTCATCAGGATCGTCGGTTCGCCGGCGTAGCGGGCGCGCGAGATGACCTCACCGAGGACGTTACGGGCTTCGGCGATCTTGGCGCGGTGCTCGGTAGGGGTCGCGGTCATGGCAGCAGCGTAGCGGATTTGTCACGCTGCACACCACAGCGACTTAGCTTTCTTAGCTATGATGACTACGAGTGGGGTGGTCGAGAGAAGCCGCCCAAAGCGCCCTGGTTCCGCGCGCCCAAAACCCCTCAAGCACTCCCCGAAGGACAACGACTCATGGCACGTGGTCACGGCCGGATCCTGACCAGCATCTGGGAGGACTCCGACTTCTTGAAGCTCGACGAGGGGGAACAGCGCTTCTACCTGTTCCTCATCTCGCAGCCCAACCTGAACCACGCCGGGCTGCTTGACCTCACGCTGCGGCGCTGGGCACGCAAGGCCCGCGGCCTCACCGTCGCCGAGCTGGAGAAGCGCATCGGCCGGCTCGAAGAGACCCACTTCGTCGTCGTCGACGACGACACCGAGGAGCTCCTCATCCGCTCCTTCGTCCGCAACGACGGCGTCTGGCGGATGCCGAAGGTCATGGGCGCCATGGTGTCCGGAGCCCTCGAAATTTCCTCTCGCAAGCTCCAGCAGGCCCTGCTCGCCGAGATGGACCGCATCCCGCTTGGCGAGCTCAGCGACGAGCCGACGAAGAGGCGCGATGGCACCCAAGGCCCGTCGAACCGGCAGCAGGTTGTCGAGCACATCGAGACCCTGCGCAAGGCGTTCGGCAACCCTCCCACCGACCCGAACGGAAGGGGGTCCGTAACCCCCTCCACACCCCCTTCTGGGCCCCACTCCGATACCCCTTCGCACCCCCCTGTCGAAGGGGGTCCGAAAGCCTCTACGCGCGGGCGCGCGGGCGCGTCAGGCGCGCATTCCCCTGCCCCTGCCCCTGCCCCTACCCCTGTCCCCAGCCCCACTCCCGTGGGGGTGGCTGAGGCAGACGCTGAGACCGAGCTCGTCGTCGTCACGGATGCCGACTTCGTCGGAGCGGCAGAAGCCGCACCCGCCCAGCCCGAGACAGTCAGCAGCCAGACGATCGTCGGTGAGTGGCTGAGCCGCGTGAACAAGCGTCCGCCGCAGAACGTCATCGGCCAGACCGCCAAGCAGATCAAGAAGCTCCTCGACGAGGACATCGACCCAGACGACATCCGGGCCGGACTCGCCCGCTGGATGCGCAAGGGCGCCTCCCCGTCCACGATCCCCAGCTTCGTCAACGAGGCGATGAACGCCGCCCCCCAGCAACTCGGCGGCAACGTCGTCCACTTGCCCTCCGGACAGCCCCTCGTCGGCACCGACGCCAAGGTCGCCGGCTGGGCCGCCATCGCCGAACAGCTGCGCCAGGAAGGAGACTCCGCGTGAACGCCGCCGAAGCCGCCGAGCTGCTCATGCACGCAGCCGCGTTCGACAACCGCAACGGCTCCGCCGCTGCCGCCAAGGCATGGGCCGCAGCCCTCCACGACGTTCCCTGCGACGACGACGCGAAGGCAGCCGTCGCCGCCTACTACACAACCCCGCCGCAGAACCCCAACGAGCGGCTGTGGATCTTGCCGCACCACGTCCGCACCCTCCGCGCAAAGATCCGCAATGCCCGGCTGGAGAACTTCCAGTACGAGCCGCTGCCGGACGAGACGGTCAGCGAGTACCTCGCCCGCTACCGCGGCCAGGTGCAGGCCATCGCCTCCGGCCGCATAGCCGCCCCCACGGGGCGACCGGCGCTCGAGGGCGGCCCGTCCCGGGAGTTCATGGCGGAGCTGGAGGCCCGCGGCTGGGAGGGCAACCGGGCGGTGCCCGGCGAGGACGACGGTGAGCCCGCCGCCGAGCTGATCGACACCGTGCGGCGGTCCGGCCCGCTCGGCATCGAGTGCCCGATGTGCGGCGCCGAGATCGGCTTCTCCTGCAAGAGCGACCGGGCCACGAAGAAGTACCCGCTCGGGAAGCCCCTCACCAAGCCGCACACCGCCCGCATCCGCGCCGCCGCCGGCGAGCCGCAGCAGACACCGCAGGAGCGGGCCGCAGAAGAGGCCCGCATCCGTGAAGCCTCCGCCCGGGCGCTCGCCCGGATGCAGGCCGAGCAGGACATCCCCGACGTCGAGATCGTCGAGGAGGCGTCGTGACCGGGGACCCGGACGAGATCAGCGTCGACGACATCAAGGCCGTCCGCGCCGAGGGTCGTGCTGAGCTGCGGGCCCTGATGCGGGCGCAGATCGACATCGGCCGCGCCCGCCGCACCCCGCCCGAGCGGCAGGCGGCCCCGTCCCCGCCCGGCCACCGGCCCGGCGCCTGGCCCACGGGCAGCAGCCCGCCCGGGCCGCCGCCCGAGTGGAGCTACCCGAAAGCCGCCTGGGACGCGGCCGTCCGGCACTACCGCAACACCCAGCACTTTCCCGACCAGCCCTGCGACTGCGGCAACTGCCCGGTCGACAACCCCGAGGAGACCCGATGAGCACTCGCCGCCCCGCCGCCCCGATGCCCGAGCAGATCCGCCACATCCTGCGCGCCCAGCAGCACCCGGCCCGCGCCGTGCCGTGCCCGCACTGCGGCGCCGCCGCTCACCGGCCGTGCATCGTCCGCAGCCGGAACCGGGTCCTCGCCCAGCCGCACCCGCAGCGGACCTCCGCCTGGGCCCAGACCGTCGCCTGCTGCCCCCAGTGCCAGGTCACCCCGACCGTGCCATGCCACGAGAACGGCCGCTCCCGCGACACCGTCCACACCCGCCGCTACCAGGAAGCCGAGGCCACCGCCGCATGAGCGCCCGCGACGCCTACGAGCGCCTCATGGCGGAAGCGATCCCGACCGGCACGTTCGGTGGAGCCCGCCCCGCCTCGAACCGCGCCGTCGCGGCCCGCAGCGCCGAGACCGTGCCGCGGTGGACCCCAGAGGAACAGGCCCGGCACCGTGCCGAACTCGACGCGGCACTCGACGGCTGGGAGTGGGACGACGAGTACGCCGACCGCCGCCGCGACCGGGACCGCGAGTACCGCAGGGACCGTCGCGTCCACTTCCGGGTCATCGACGGCGAGGCCGCCTGACCCGCCCGGGCGCCTGGCCGTGTGGCACGGCCGCGTCCGGCCCCACCCCGCCCCCATGCCCGCATCGAACCGAAGGAGGGACCACCTCGTGAACACACCCCAGACCGCATCGGCCGCAGAGTACGAACGCCTCACCCGCGAGCAGACCCAACTGACCAGAGCACTCCGCGAGCAGGGAGACAACGCGGCGGCCACAGCCAAACTGCACGCGGTCACCCTGCGGCTGCGCGAGATCAGGGCCACCCCGCCGGCCGGGTACACACTGCCGAAGGCAGCAGCCGATCTGGTCGCCCACGCTGAGGCGCACGGCTGGCTGACCCTCGTGGAGTGGACGCCGGAGCCAGGGTACGAAGGCGACTGCGAGGTATTCGTCACCGTGCAGGTGGGGCGCCGCGTCGTCGCGTCCGACGGGTACGTCGGGCCGGGCGACCGGTGGGTCTACAAGCTCACGTGGCACTCCCGTGACTGCCCGCCGGGTCGGCTGCGCCGGTTCGGGGCCGGGCACGCGGTCACCCCGGACTACCCCGCCGGGGGCTATGCCCCCTCGGTGAGAGACATCAGCGCCGTCATCTCCACGCACCCGGGAGCGGTCGCCTCCCGCCTCGCCGCCCAGTAAGGGCTGGCCCGGGTGGCGCAACGGCAGACGCAACCGTCTTAAAAACGGTCCTCACCTGCGGGTTCGAATCCCGTCCCGGGCACCCCCGACCGCACAGCGACCCATCCACCACACCCACCGAGGAGCTCCGATGACCGAGACCCCCGCCCCGGCTGTCGGCCAGATCTGGCAGGACAACGATCCGCGCAGCCACGGCCGGCAGCTCCGCATCGTCGAGATCGACGGCACGCACGCCGTCTGCGAACTGGTCGTGCCGCGCGGCGCCGGCCACCAGCAGGCCAAGGCCGGCCGCCGTACCCGCATCCGTCTCGACCGCTTCCGCCCGATCAGCACCGGCTACCGGTACATCCGCACCGCCTGACCACCCACCACACACCCACCGAGGAGACCCGATGAACACCCACCCACTCCCCGTCGGCGCACGCGTCCGGCACTACAGCCAGCAGTGGCCCGCCGCACGGACTGGCACCGCCACCGTCCGCGAAGTCCGCGGTCCCCTGCACGACGGCACCTACGAGTACCGGGTCACGGCCGGAGAGGACTTCTCCCGCCGCACCGGCCCCGACAAC